ATTGACATCGTACTTTACGAAGGGTCCGTACTTATCGATCTTCCGTTGAATATCAGGCCATATAATGGTATCCGATATCTTCTTTGATTCACGAGGTATATACCCTAGTATGGAATTAAGAATGACCACAGTCTCTAATGATATATCTTCTTGCATCCAAATTTGTACAACCGGAGGATGTTGACCATCGACTGATTCAAACAACTCGTCGAATGTACAGTCCTCTTCGGTTAGTCTATTTATATCAACACTGAACACACGATGAATACTTTCTCTTATTCGTTTGTGGTTCTTATAGTTGTCTTCTCCTACTTCGTTGATCATGTCGCCAACATATGAGATACCGTGTTTAAAATTGGCAATATAGTATCCCATTAAATCTTTTTCGTATTGCCTGGCTATCTTTGCAAAGAAGTACTTATCCTTTCGTTTAAGAAAAGATGTTGCCTTCACATTAGTCTTAAAGTTATATTTGATAGCATCGTACGAGTTGCTCTCAAAGTGGAGTTTGAGAGCGTTGTACAATTTAAAAGATTCAAAAGGGTCGATCATTTCATAACGCTTTCGTATAGAGCTTCCACATCTTCTACCTCACCGATAACTTCATTGAGGTTCTGTTTATAGTGGATAGAGGCTAGCCTTCGTAGGTACTTCTTGTCTACTTCGACTTCCTCTGCGCATGAGGCGACAGCTTCTTTAATAAAATCTTTCTGTGCCTGAATCATAGTCATTGCATTTGCGATCTCTTCAACGCAACCCTTGATTCTTTGTTTGTCTGCATCTGACGATGGCAGTATCACATTACTCATAATCTTTCCTATATTGGTAGTTTATTTCCGGTTTTGGTTTTAATTAATCTTAGTTCAGACGCTTCATTCTCTATTTTAGCTTTGAGCGAATCACTAAGTAATCGTTTTAAATTGGTATAGTCCATACCACGTTTTTCTATGACCATCACTGCAGCATCAATATAAGACACATTGTTATGCTGAGCTACTACTTGTTCGACGGCCAAAGAGAATCTTTTCTTTGTCATGATTTTATGTTTGGTTATTTCTTCATCATCTATCATACAACTCTCAATAATACACAATCGGCATTAAGTCTACCGTTACATTCTTTAACCTTCGTGGTAATGGATTTCCATACCTGAGATTCAATCTGTTTCGGCGTTTTGGTTAATATTAAAGGAAGAACATCATCTGGTTTCCTAAGCTTCGTACACTTAGATAGATTAGGTGCAAAGTTCTTAATACTTGTTCCGTTAATCTCAAAGCCAGCTGTAGCCGCAGTTACATACTGATAGAGAGTTCGCGATTTAGTATTAAAGACGTAGAGTGTTTCCTTACCAGGTATCGTAACTGGATTAATGGAAGTAATCTTAAACTCATTGTCTTCTGCTTTGTACTTAAGTTTTTTAACTTGAGCGTCGGTCGATTTACGTTTGGTTGTCTTAGTGGTAACCGTACGTGTAGCTTTAAACGATGAACGTAGCTTTTCAAGATCAGCAAATACTGTTTCATATTGCTTAATCATTCTCTTTTTATTAGCAGTGGAGATATGTGAATATGCCTCTACAGCCTGCTCACAAGTTTTATCCAGTGCATCTTTTATTAGATGATAGTCTAACTCAATCAATTCTTTAAATGGATTGATTGCATTACCCTTTAATCCGTGTTTCTTAAATGTGTTAAATACATCAAACTCTACTTTAAAGTCGCCATCAGCCCAACCATCAACTACAGCTTCGTCCCATTCAACGTAAACTGTATCTCTAAGTTTAGCTTTAGTTCTATCTACAATGGATATATTGACTGCAGGTGATGTAGGTTCTGCTGCGGCTTTAGCTAGCTTTTTCATACCAAACGCTATTGTAGTGTCAAGTTTTTCTTTCATCCTATCGTGCTGATTTTGCTCATGTATCCATCCACGAAAATGAAGCCTAGCAACAGAGCATACGCCCCGCGTTATTCTCCAGTCTTCACATGCTTTTAAGGCTTTAATTTCTTCCTTATTATACTTGTGAACTTCTTCAGCATACTGAATAACGTAAGGAATATACTCTTTGAGTTTATAAGAATAGTTATACCACTGTGCGGCTTTACCCCACACCGTTTGACGTTCAATAGGATCTGTAGGTATTTCATCAATACTTTCCCAAAATGGTTCAGGACCTAAATACTTATCGTCAATAGTGACACGGTTCTTTCTCATTTTATCTCTTACTTTATTTTCTGCCATTACTTATCTCCATCTTTTAATATGTGTCTATTATAACACATGTCTTGCAAAATGTACAGGGTTAATTTGAAAATACTGGAGTCTCCTTAATACCTTCAACCCAGTTTTCAGCAGCATCTTCTACATATGCTTCTGATTTGCCATCATACCATTCAATACCTAAACTATTACCTTCTACGAAAAACTTAACTCCATAGCGATCTTCTGCTATACATTTAATCACTTCAGCTCTTTTATTTTCGCCATAATAGCTTGATAGTTCCATATAATTTGACATAGTATTACTCCCAGTTTATTGTTATTCGTGTGTTAGCTTTGCCATTCCAATTATATGTACAACCCATCTCTTCAATAATTGGTAGTATAGCCTTTAAATTAGCAACACCTTCTTTATCGCCTGCAAAACAGAAGCAACTATCTTTCTGCTCATCAGACGTGTAATGTGGAAAAATGCAGTATTCTCTATTAGCTAAATCTAATTCTTCGAGAACCTTTTCGTCAACGATCCAACCTGTTCCATTACATTCAGAACAATCGTCTTCATCGCCATCGCATACTTCGCATTCTTCCGCGCTTTCGTCATAGTCGAATAGATCAATCTCACAGTCCTGCTCATGATTGAACAGAACCTTATTGAGATCTACGTCTTCGCCAGTAAATGGACCAACCTCATGCTCAAACGGAATGTCGGACCATGCACAAGAAGAACAGCATGGTAAGCCCCAGCCACAGTACCATCCTTCTTGCCTTAGACGATCAAATAACTTTTCTAGCTTATTTGTTTTCATTTTCTTCTAGCTTATTGCCATAGTAATCATGAGTTCCAGCGTCATGGTTCTTACGGCGCCATTTACGTTCTTCATCAGCAGCTACAGCAATTGTTATCATGCAATAACTGAATCCTATAATGCCGATGCCTGCGAATACTGTAGGCCATCCATATAGATTACCAATCGCCATCGCTAAGTAAGTGAATGAGCCGCCAACACATAGCCCGTCAATAAATGTTTTAGTTGTTTCTTTCATATTTTATGCTCCAAATAAGCTGTTAATAAAGTTGTAGCCGTATACGGCAATGAACCCCAGTATTACTCCTTGGAAAAAAGGTGTTGCATATTCTATAAGTTGTTTCATTATTATTTGCCTATGTGTTTTACGTTTTCACGCGTAATGACTTGATACGCACCCTTGTTATATGCGGGTGCTACTGTAAAGTTTTTAGAGGCCTCTGCTCTCCATGACTGGTCGTCGCTAGCTGTCTTCTGAGGCGGTTGAAGAGAAGCCGAAGGGTAATCCTTTATCAGTCTTGGAGGTTGGTGTGTTGGCACGTAGGCTTCTGTAGATTTAGAAACCATTGCCTTAGGTTTGCGAAACGCTTTGGACTTACGCTTTCTGCCGTGCGGATCGTATCGAAGTGAGCCAATATAATTAGTAGCCATTATATTAATCCCAGTCGTTCTTCATAGAATTATATGTGTCAATATAAGAAGTACCTGCTAGATAGCTTTTAGTTTCACTATCACTGTAGTACATGTTCTTCGGACTATTACATTCTAAGGAGCTTGGTGCTTGATGACCAGCTTTATAAACTTGTTTGGTTAACCTACTTTGTTCTTTCTTGAACTTCTTAGCTTCTACTCGTGCAGCCGAGCGTCTTGCTTTTTTCTCTTTAAAATACTTTGATTTTTCTGCTTTCAATTCAGCCATTACTTGCTCATATGCTGTTGACATAATATACTTCTCCATTAAATTTATATAGTCATTGTATCACAGTTTAATGTGTTTGTACAGTGTTTATTTCAATTAATTGCAAATAAATTGTTAACCATTAAAACTAAACCAACGCTATTTAATAATATAAGTGCTCTATCTTTCCATATAACCGATACAGCTAACCATAAAAATACGCCTATGATTGATAGCACAAGGTCGTGTATATAGTAACCATCG